TGTCTATTCAAGATTAAACTAAATGTGCCAAATTGTCTTCAGATAAAAAGACAAAAGGCAATTGTATCTCAAACAAAGAATGACTATTTATAATACTTTCGCAAATTTCCTGCTGTGTCAAATCAATTCCGAATTTTTCTGTATAAAGCATTCGACAACTCATAGGGATAGGCTTAAAAATCCAATTAGTGGGCATTTCCAGGATCCATTTGTTATACAAACCTTTAAAGTTTGGGGTAACGTCAAATAAATTATTAATAATTTTATAAGCTAAAGGTCCTAAAATTGGTGTGCACGGATTGGTAGCATAAATAGACATCGCTTTGGCTTTCAACAAAGGCAACAAAGTCTTGTTACGACAATTTAAATATTGAGCATGACAGGTCCACCCCAATCGAGCTATCTGTTCAGGGGCAGCCAATAATTGTCCAGAAACATCATCAAAGGTGATACCACAAAAACTACATTCAGATAATCGAGATGCATATTTCATTTTAATAGTAAAACCCTAATCAGTATAATCCTGCTCACTAATACTATCTGAACTCAAATTAAACAGCCCATCATCACCTTCAACCAAACCTTTAAACTTAATATTATGTTTTTCTGTCAAATAAATCATATTCATAAGATTAGAAAACCCATTTCCCAAACTTGTCCACATTTCACCCGATAACCGAGCATCAACAGAATAAGCTAAAAATTCAAACCCTCGCAATTGCACCACTCTTGATTTTTCTCCATGAAAATAACATCTCAGGATTTGAGTCAATGTCGTCGTATTATTCTGCATCATGAATTTAAACAATGCCTGTTCAACAACCCTAGTATATTTCAATTGAAAACAAGATTCAAAAGAGCTATAATCAGTTTCTAAGACGAAATCATATTTGTTCATCTTCATCATTTTCATAGCTATTTCTTGTGGAGTGTTGTGCTTAACAAAATATTTTAATTTATACAATTGATTTTCAATTGCCGAAATAAAAGGAGCAACTACAACCTTGAAAGAATCAGATCGACTATTTATCAACCTAGGGAATTTATAATCTTCGTAAAATTCTCTCTTAATGAACGATTTGCATCGATAATGCTTGGCCAACAAATGAAAATTGTTAAACATCATATGACGGAATTCTTGAAACAATTGTTGTTTTCTCGTGCCAGTATAATTTTTATTATTATTCAACCAATCTATAAAAAATTTCAATCGATTATTTTCATAATTGGGCAAAGGTTTCAATTTACCATTATTAAATTGCTTCAGCAAAAAACGTTGAACAGTTTTTTCCAATGATGCTAAAACATCAGGACCAATGTACTTCTGAACGCAGGCAATTCGTTTCAGATAACCACACAATACATTAAGGTTATCATGTGGGTCAGAACAAAAAGGTATATCTGGAGTAAAAGCACAGATATTGACAGCATAAGGCAACCCTGCTTTATCTACCTTGGCAATCCAACGAAATGCCAGTTTTGGTAGTCCGGGACGGATTGGGTAGTCTAGGTAGGCCTTTGCTTCTGTCATCATTGATTTTGAAGCTAATGATACAGGGAGAAGAGCAGCTCTTCTCCTGAGATAGTAACATTTACAGGGTTGTGAAAATGGTACTTAGTCAGACAGTAAAATATCATAGTCTTCAACAACAACAACCCCGTATTTCCTAC